CTAAGTCCTGGTCGAGCTGCGGGAATTTCACTGTAAATCAATGCCGGTGACTGTCTTCCTGTTTTTGGTCGACTTAACAATACAGACGCCTTCGCTGAAGTTAATCGACAATTCAATATTGTCCATGCCTTTCTTCGTTGCCTTACAGTAAAGGACTTCACCGGTAAATATCTTATAGATTAAACCGGCGTCACCAGAAGATGCCATGACATAGCTTGTATTCTCGCTTTCGCTGGTCAAGCCCGTCACACCGCATCCAGAGAGAATAATTATTACGCAAAGACAATATATTTTCTTCATAGTCGAACCCCTTTTACTATTTCCAGTGCTTCTGTTTGGTCTATATCGATGTCGACGGCTTGAACAATATCAGTCATGCCTGCAGTTACTACTGCATGCCCGGTGTCGAATGATTTCGTGTAATTCTGAAGCTTGGTTATAAATTTAGCGGCATCAGTGTCTGCTGTGGTTACGCAGTCTCCCCATTGGTCGTTGTTAAAAAGACCAATAAATTCTTCAGGAGTTACTAGCGTTCTATACTCAGGGACCGGAATATATGTCGGCAAAGTTCCGGGGCCAATGGGGCCGCTATACATTGCAGTCCAGTCATTACTCCCGTCAGCTATACCGACATCAGCAGACCATGATTCATAATCCTGTGGATCGACAACGGTAGGCCGTATGCCATTTTTACCAGCCTCGGCGGGAATCTTTACTAACCTCATAACATTGACACTCCTGTTTTGGCTCCTGCAAGATCGGCAACACCATTGAAGAATCTGACAAAATCAGTCTTATTAAATAGCTTAACAATAGCTCTGACAGGTATTAATCCCCTGCCTCCACCACTACTATCATCGGCCACCAATGCAACAGTATCATCACCCCAATCCATAAATTTCATCATTGACCATACACCAGAGGTTGAAAGTGGCGCAAAGTAAGACATAAAGTCAGAAGGTAACGGAACCATAAACGCCCCGCCGCCGCGGTAAAATGTGACGATAGGAACGGATTCAAATCCAGCAGGGGATGCGTCTATTATCATTGATCCGACTAATAACGTTGCATCTGGTGACAACCACGTTCCACTAAAAACCACATCACTCGCGGATACCTGGAGCGAGGTTTCGCCAGTTACATCAGCGCCAGCGGTATCGATAACCCTGTAATTAACCTTTGGTCCAGATGTTGACACATCATCAAGATAGGTTATAAGCAGATCGCCGCCTGATGTTATCTGTATGTTCGGGGCCATTGTCGCAGTCCCTGTTAAAAGGAACGCCGTAGCTGTTATATTGATGATATTCGGTGTTCCTATAGCCGCATCTACCTCAACAAGTCTATCTATATTTACCCCTGTTGAGCTCGCCAGCAAATAAACCTTGTCCGTCGATTTAAGATAAGCTGCACAGCTTAAATAAGTAACACTGTCAGCCGTTTCACTTCTCGCGTAGTCCTGGGCATAGGTTAATATATTTTTCCGATTAAATGCTGCCAATGTCGCGCCAACATCAGGATTACCAAGCCGGATAGAAAACATATCGAAATCATCTTCCTGTGTTGGAAGGTATGACCCCCGTTCCAAATTCTGAGGGTCAAGCGTGAACGATCCCGTTACGTCCTGGTAAATCATGTTTGAAATATTCTTGGTACCAAACTCACTCGACTTCGCGGGAGGTGGTACCGGGAATGCGCCAGATATAAAAAAACTTGTAAAGATTGCATCAGCCATTAGAAATTAGTCCCCGATGATTGTCTTATAATGGGAATCCACCATGAGTTTGTAGCGTCCCAACGAAATCCGCCCAATATATCGTCTGTAGTGACCTCGACGGTTTGCGCGGTTGGTCCGACAGTGTTTGTTTGCGCATCAAAAGTGACGGAGTTTATCGAATACAGCGCTGGCGGCGTTTCTGTGAATAGAACAACTGCGCCGTCATATAATGGTTTAGTGGCTGATGTAAGTGGCAGTTTGATAGTAATCGCACCAGAACCATTCCCTGGGATAACGGTTTCACCGATTAAAGCGGTTTCTGTATCAGCAACTGAGCGCAAGTCGCCGCCTTGAGCAATGGACTTTGCCATTTGACGGTTGTCGTCTTCCAGCGCTACAGTGAGTGTTTGACCTGACCCAGAAACAACGTTTTGAGCGTCTTTTCTCATGTCGTTGAATTCATCCGCATCCAGTTGGCCCGTTGGCCCGCCAGTGCTATCAAACTTGTCTGTGAGTTGCTTCATTAATCGATTCCAAAAATTATGTCACAATTATCTGGCTTTAACTTCGTAAAAAGACATTCTAATATTGCAAATTGATCGGATCCAAATAGAACCGGAAATATTAGTGGAAAATTATTTCCTGAAAATGGAAATGTAACCACAATGGTAAACTGTCCTTCAGGCTCTGCTATGCCTGCGTCGATTCCTGATTCTACCGTAGTTCCTGGAAAACCTAAAATTGTTGCCAAATCCACGAAGTCATCACTAGTCTGAACACCCAGGGAAGCAAGCTTTACCAAAACATGCAATCGCCTGATTTCTCTATCTGTCTCTTCTGGCCCCGGGAAGCATTCATCTGGTATTCCAACGGCTTGCTCCCAATCCTCCAAAAATGATGTTCCAGGTTGTGACGGGATGAATTCACTGTTATACACAGCCATGAAATTCTGTACATCAAGCAGCGCTCCGGAAAGACCGAGCAGCAACGCATTCAGATTTGTATCTGGAACCAATGCTGATTCCCATAATTCTCCACCTGGTAAATAAGCCGCTAATGATTCCTGTGTTTCAATCAGTAGCTTGTTTTCTATCGTTAATCCGCTCATGGAAGCGCCGAATAATCATCAGTGCCATGAGTAGGAAGCTCGCCGGTACCGACAGCTATATCTCCAGTCGGCGAACTCAATTCAAACGATGTGACAGTAAATCCGGTATCAGGATCAATAGTGTTAAATATAGCAGCTCTGTAAGCATCCTCATCAATGTTCACGTTAACATCCACTTGCTCACCGAAGAACTGATCTAAATTTGCTGTAACCGCGGCTCTCATCGTTGTTGAATCAGGCGTTAATTCAGTGAAATCGAAATCTTGTGGAAGCGGTGTTGGCGCGCTGGTTATTACAAACGAATCCGGCGTGTTTGCTGGCGTGATTTCAAGGATTGCAGTATTTACCTCTGCGATTTCGGGTGCTGTAGGTATGGGGTCTGCATCAAGGTCGCGAGTAAAATATGTTTGCACTCTGCCCAGGGGTATCACCCCGGTAGACACGATTGTTCCAGTGGCCGGGGTAGACGGCGATCCCGCCACTAGATAAGTAAAGCTCGTTGTATTTATTACCAGAACGGATGCATCAGCCACATTATAGGCCGATTCGACAGCGCCGGTGATTGTCACTTGGGCCCCGTCAAACAATCCGTGTGGTGTCGCAGTAACAACCTTTGCGAATGTATCAAATCGGTTGATTGATGTTACGCTGATACTGCCTATTTGCTGACCTGACTTCTGGATAAAGGTTCTTGTAACGCCCGGGACTTCTGCCCTTATCTGCTGATCAATATCGGAAGTGGCAAAATGAGATACGGGATTGCGTATTTTATCGGTGTACCTGGTCTTATAATTTGGGTCACTTTCTTCATCTGCACCACCTGTCAGTTGTGAGAAATCGACATTTGCAACGTTATCGACGCCGGCAACGGGAGACGCAAGAGAAAGAGGCGCGTCCAGTAGCTGGTTAGTTGCTGCTCCAAACGGGTCTTCTGGGTTTACCGGAACAATCGCCTGCAATGGAACACTGGCTGCTGTGAAATCTGCTGTAATGGTCCCGGTCGCCGGGCTCGTGGGAGTTGTATCTATGGAATAAGTGAAGGTCTTTGCGCCGGTTACCTGAATTTCTTTAACTCCGTTATAGTCAGTCTCCACGGCATTGACAATCGTAACCTCGACATTTGATCCTAATAAGTGATCATCATCTGTCGTTACAGTGACAATGTCGCCGGTTCTCTCCAGGGTATCAACTGAAAGGCTTTGCGCGGTTACTGTCGCGGCCGAAGTGCTTTCATATTGAATTCCAGACAACTGGTAGACTGTAGAGATTGGTATTGGTGATGCGGCAACACCTGTGGCCGCGACATTACCTACGGCGCCAGTAGCAGCGGTTCGGTCACCAATGTAAATAGACCCCCACCGGTCGGCAAATTCTTCCTCGGCGGTGTCAGGCATATTGAGCTTGACGGCTTCTTTCAACTGCAGAACATTGTCGAAAGCCCTATTCCCGCCTGCAACTGGGATTGCCCGCAGCCAATTACTCTCTAAAAATGCATTCGGCTTGTTCGCATTGGGTACCTTCTCGAGCTCACGCTGAACATCTGTGAGAGACTTCTGCACCATTTCATCAGCTGATTGCGGTAGATTATCTTCGAAAGCCATTAGTCAGTCTCAGTTATGCCGCTTCGGTTCCATAGCGGTAATAATTTCTTCTCAATTTGCCCATCTGGTCGCTCGATTTGTATCAGCAAAGACACAGTCCCATTAGATAATTCAACATCACTGGTAATACTTAGCGCATGATCGTCAGTAACAAGCCATGCCAGTGATTCATTTGCTGCTGAAATAATACCATTTATCACCGATCGAGTAAGTCTTGATTGAGAGTATAGCCAAAGTTTGGACCCTCTTTCAAAATCCGGCGTAGATTCATTGCCAATCCAGCCGCGGCGAAGCTCTGGACGCTCGACCTCGGATTCAGACGCGCGCTTTTCCTCGTAGAGGGACGTCAATATAGCGGTATCGAAAAACGATTCAGTTTCAATGCCGCCATCCGAAGCAATGCTGAAGTCCCACGTTTTATCTTTTGGCCTAATGAGTACCGCGTCAGTCATATGCTTGTATTAACTCCAGCGCTTGTAATGGTGCCGTTCGCCGTGCTTCCGCCTGATTGAACGTTTGCTACCTGAACGGTATCGCCGAGCCTGGCTATTCTATTGCCGCCGACGCCTATGTTTGTTACAGAGGCATCGATATTTACATTATCGGCGTTTAGATTACAGTCACCAGTAACAGTGACATTCATTTCACCGGAAATGGTAACCGTTTTATCGCCTGTAATGGTATCAGTGCTATCACCGCCGACAACCGTGATATCGTCCTTTTTAATCGTGGTTAATCTATCGCCGTTTTCCCCTTCTGTAACAATCTCGATATCGCCATTAAGCCTAAATACCATGCGGCTCTGCGTTAATGGATTGAATAATGCAACCTCACCGCGTTTCAAATCTTTGACTCTATCTTGGGACCGGTCGGGGAGAAGTATTATATTTCCATCATCGCCGCCAATTTGAGCGAATAAGCATAATGAATTTTCTGGTAGATTGTATGACATACCATATGGCGCGTAGATTTCAGCATCGTCGACATCACCGTTTTTAGAATACTGCTGAATCCTGACGTCTTTATCATCAGTACCTTCTTTCGTGATGTTGGCACGCTCAAAGCCCAAAGGGATTCTCCTTCTTTTGTACCGGTGGCGGCTCCTGTAATGAAACATTATAGGAATTTCTATCAACAAGTGAAAGTTTCGACAATGTACCGCCTCCCCTGCTCTGATGAAATCGGACACTATCGATCAACATGATCTCGTTTATTCCGGCATATTCGTCATTAACAGGCACTAATTTATTGATTTCCCAAATAGAGCCGCCCTTTGGTCGAACCCCTTGGACGGTAACAGGATAATTTCTGCTTTGCGCGCGCCTTATATTTCCTTGCCACGTTGCCCGGGCCTGACATTGCTCTGAAGATGACGCCTTTTCAGCCTTTTGGACAAACTGCCTGTTGAGGCCCAAATCAATCATTTGCTGGTCTTCGGCGCCACCAATTTGATTGACTGACTCAGCGGGATCCAGTGACCCTGCAAAAACTCCT